AAAGCACCACTTTTACTTAAAATCAGAAATGGTGATTACGATTACTCATATATGTTTGATGAAGTAAAAGTAGTTAGACAAGAAGCAATTGATGTGTACGATAAAGCGTACAGAAATTACATTGGAACTGATGAAGCAAACCGTAGAATGGCTGCAGAGGATTCTGCGAGAATGAAGCGAGTAAAGGCTCTAAAGCTAATGGATGAAGCTCATAAAAACGAATTGAAAATCCTACATGATTTGAGAAAGGAATTGGAATCCGAATTCGGTACTGATTTGTGGGATAAGGCAATGAGCAAAAAACGAGGTAAGGGTACGATAGAAGACCTGTATTGGTGGTATAAGAAGCAAGTTAAAGAAGTGACAACATACTCCGAGATTGATATTCAGTTAAGAAGGTCAAATACAAACGGATTGGAACATTTGTTTGCATGAGCAGAGAACCCATTATATTACACATAGACTTGGGTAACCAATCTCTATCGACTTGGATAAAGGAAAATAAGTACATAATATTTTCCGAAATACTCCGTTATATACGCATACTATTAGAGAGCGATGAAGAATCGATACAGGTATTATTAATATCAAATTTATCTGACAACATTGTTTTAATTGCAAAAAGAGATGAGTTAGATTTAACTCTGAATCTGGCAATGGAATACTTTATGGAAATCGAAGAGTATGAAAAGTGTGCAGAAATCAGAGATTTAATGTTTTTAATTAAATGATATACTTATTGAAAAATCATTATGAAAGAAAACATATTAAAAATCGTAAATCGTATTAAGGAAGACTTAAAAGATATAGATAATGACGGAGTACAACATGAATTGTTGGATTCAATATACGATTCATTAACTGAAATCGAAGAAGAAATATACGAAGACGATGCCATATCTGTAATAGATATATGGGATGACGAAGATACTTCAATCTAATTACTTCTAAAATACTTTTAGTATAATCATATACAACTTGTGTATTTGATAATAATTTGTTATATTTGTTTATGAATGATTTATTAAAAGGTTTTATATTTGGTATATTAGGACAAGTAGTTAGTTTTTTACAACTACAAGGTAGTGTAAAATATGGTTGGTATCATAAGTATCCAATTATATTACTATTAATATCAATTCCATGTGCATGGTTCTACATTAAATCTGTTGAAGGGTTTGTCAATCACTTCAATGGACAACTATGGCCTAGCAGATTGATAGGGTTTGGTATTGGGATTGTAGTTTTTGTGAGCTTGAGTATCCTACTTTTTAAAGAACCTTTGACTTTTAAAACATTAATCTGTTTATTATTAGCAGCAAGTATATTGGGTATTCAGATATTTTGGAAATGAGAAAATTTGAACTATTAACCGTTGGAGAAGAATTATACGAAGTGGTAAAACGAATACCATTCAGTAAATTCAAAATTTCAATAGAAGGTGAAGCCACTACTTTTTTAAAACAATTGTATAATTGTGAAAAGATATTAAAAAGTAATCAAACAAATGAATATGTATTCGTGAATCTAATTCAGGAAGCTAAAACAGAAACAGAAAATGACAAACAGACAACGTAAAACCGCCAATCGTAAACGAATGGCTAAACAGACCATAAAGTCCCAACAGAAAAAGGGAATTTATAAGAAAGTAAACTAATAAAGGGGAATTAAATTTCCCCTTTTGACTTGTAATTTTAATAAATTATTATTATATTTGATAAAATAAAAAATATGTTATGATGTATAGAATAAGAGCAGTGCTGCATGTAATTTTAATAACTGTTGTAGTTGGATTAGCAATATCCTACGCAACATTACTATCGGATTTAGTACCCGATTTAAACTTTTTAGAATCAATTGGAATATATTGTTTATCATTGCCATTGACTCAACTTTTTAAATCTATGATTGAACCTGATGAGGAATAATTTACAAACAAAATAAAACAAATATGATAGCAGAGTTAGAAATTACAAAACAAGAGTTGATTGATAGGTTACAGACCGAATCAATTGAAGTTACATTTATCAAAGCAGATGGTTCGGAACGAGTTATGAATTGTACTCAAATGCTTACAAGCATTCCAGAAGAGTTTCATCCGAAGGGAAACAAAACACCACAAACCGATTCAGAAGGTAATCCAATAGTAAGTGATAATATCACGGTCTTTGATTTGGATAAGCAGGGATGGAGAATGTTCAATTTCTTCAAAATTCTTTCAGTTAAATAATACAGGTAAAATCAAATGAATTACAAAGATTATATCCAAGATGTTGTCAATTGGCCAGTGGAAGGTGTCCTATTCAAAGATATTACACCGTTACTCGCAAATTCAAATATGTTTAATGCAGCAATCGATGACATGTCTATGTTTATAGATGAAAATGTTTCGATTGCTGGTATTGAAAGCAGGGGATTTATATTTGGTTCGGCAGTTGCAACCATAAATGAGTGTGGATTTATACCTATTCGTAAAGCGGGTAAACTACCTCCACCAGTTGAGTCAATTGATTCTACCAAAGAATATGGTAATGAGGTGTTGGAGGTCAAAGCTGGAAGTGGTGATGTTTGGATTATCGATGATGTGTTGGCAACAGGTGGAACATTGAAAGCAGCAGAAACTCTATTAACTATGGCAGGATACAATGTGTTAGGAGCAGTTGTGTTAATTGATTTGAAGTACCTACATGGTGAAATCCTAGTCGGTGGGAAGCCAGTACATTCATTGATTCAATACAATGGATAAACGAATCATACTATTTGTAGCATTGGAATCCGAATTACCAAAGGATATAATACCAAATTCCGTAGATGTATATTACACAGGTGTGGGTAAAGTAAATGCAGCAATCAAATCAACGCAAGTATTATCACAGATACGAAATTACTCAAATGATGTGTTGGTAATAAATTATGGTTCTGCTGGTTCAAATACATTACCAGTTGGAACACTTGTTGAATGTAAACATTTTGTTCAACAGGATATGGACACTCCTTTTGGAGAAAAGTATTCAACTCCATTTGATGAAATTACTCATTCTCAACTTAAAGAATCTGTATTAACATTTGGTGATGGGGAAGTGTGTAGAACTCAAGATAAATTTGAGATGAATCCAAACGGAGTTTTTGATATGGAAGCATACTCAATCGCAAAAGTATGTAAACTAAATCGTTTCGATTTCGTTTCGTATAAATACATAAGCGATAGTGGTGCATCGGATGACTGGGATGCGAATCATAGCAAAGGAATTAATAAATTTTTAGATGCATTAAATAAACTAATTTAACAAAATGGATTACATATATCATATACGACAATTTACATGGAAAAAAGAGCATAATTCTTTCTATGGACACGCAATGTTTTTAGATTGTGTTATGCCAGATGGAGGCATACATCCTGAATCATTCCCTAGTCAAAAGAAACAATTCTACATTCATAATCCAAAAACTAATAACAGTAGAAGATTCACATTTGTTGAGGAAAACCCTATTTTGGAAACTTTTGACGATGGTGAAACACTTCAATTTACTGAATGGATATTCCACAGTGAAGATGGGATTGAATGTCATATCATTATAGACTAATAAATGAATACATTAGATAAAAGATACCAACAACTACTTTCCGATATTATTGAGTTTGGAGTAGAAAAAAAAGATAGAACTGGAACAGGTACTATATCTGAATTCGGACATCAAATCCGCCATAAGATGAGTGAAGGGTTTCCATTACTTACTACAAAGAAGATGCATTGGAATTCAATTGTAACCGAACTCCTATGGTTTTTAAGAGGAGATACAAACATCAAATTTCTATTGGATTACGATTGCCACATTTGGGATGGTGATGCATTTAAAAACTACACTAAAGCAGTAGATGAAATCATTGATGGGTATAGGTCTGGTGACATTATCGGAACACAACCACATATTGAATCTATGTTCAGCGATTCAGATAAACTTATACCATTAACAAAGGAACAATTTACCAACAAAATCAAAACCGATGAAGAGTTTGCAAAGAAGTGGGGTGATTTAGGACCTATCTATGGTAAGCAATGGAGAAAGTGGAATTATCAAAGCAAGAAAAATCATTATGTGATGGCGGGTCAACCAACACATCATAATATCAATATAGACCAAATCACAAACCTAATCAACGAACTCAAAACAAATCCCGATAGTAGAAGATTGATGGTATCTGCTTGGAATGTAGGTGAGTTAGACCAAATGGTTTTACCACCTTGTCATTATGGATTCCAGGTTTATACAAGAGAGTTGAGTAATAAGGAAAGATACAGAATCTGGTTCAATAAGAACTATGAGACTGGTATGGAATTCAACGATGAACTGATACCTGATTTTGATGACAAGTATTACGATTCAACACCAAAGAGAGCAATCTCTTTAATGTGGAATCAAAGAAGTGTGGATACATTTTTAGGATTACCATTTAACATTGCTTCTTATGGATTGTTATTGGCTATTATTGCAAAGGAAGTGGGGATGTATGCGGACGAATTGATTGGTAATTTGGGAGATGTGCATCTATATTCAAACCACATTGAGCAAGCGAAAGAACAAATCAGTAGGGAACCATTTGAATTACCAAAGGTACAAATAACCGAAAGAAATTGGTATCAACACCAATTGGTAAAAGAAAGATTGGGTGAAAAAACTTTTAGTGAAAAGATTATGAGTTATAGACCTGATTGTTTTGAGTTGGTAGGTTATCAATCACATCCTAAAATCAAAGCACCTCTTTCAAACTAAACTATGCAGTTAGTACTATCAACTCATACCGATTTAGCACCTCATATAGCAGATTTGATACTAGGTGGCAAACTTGAAGGTGGATATTCGATAGATTACGCCCTAAACTCATTGGTGTCGTATTTGAACGGACGAGAAGTTATTATATATAACTTTACAAAGTTTTTTCTATTGGATAATAGATGGAGTGGATATAGTATTGAAGATTATGGAACTAAAATAGTTATAAAATTTACTACCAAAGAATGATATTTATAGAAGAAAAGGTCAAAGATAAAGTTTATAATATAAATTTAAAATCTACTGGTATTATAGTCGGACAATTCATTAATGTGGATGGATTTTACTATTTCTCTGAAAACAAAAATAGAACGTGGGGGTTGATGTCAGAGGAATTTTTAAGGAGTTTGACAACTGAATTGGAGATATTGAACAAACCAATGAACGATAATATAGATGCATATTTTAATTTTCAATAATGATACAACTGACAAAAGAGAATAAAGAAAAATTGAAAATGGAACTGCTTAAATTGAAACTACAAGAAATTCATTCAGTAGAAGATAAGATGCGAATCCAAAGTATTCAACAGATTTTAGATACATTAGAAAGGTAATGGTAACAGTCTCTGAATCCGCCGCTAAAAAACTAAACTCTTTAATAGAAGAGGGTGGAGCATTGAATCCGTATGTTAGAGTATCCGTAAAAGGTGGAGGGTGTAGTGGATTAGCGTATGACCTTTCTTTTGATAATACACAAGACCCAGCCGATACACTCGCTGAAGATAAGGGTGTGAAAATACTAATAGATAGAAAGTCACTATTGTATCTAATCGGAACTGAATTGGAATACTCCGATGGATTGAATGGTAAAGGATTTCAGTTTGTCAATCCAAATGCTAGTAGAACTTGTGGTTGTGGAGAAAGTTTCTCAATATAATCTATATTTATAGTATATACCTTTTTCTATGAAACTTGCCCAACTACTAAAAGAAATCAAATGGCAGGCATCCACACTCGAAATGTGTATGAATGGCATGATTCCTCTATCACTACCAATTATAAAACAAATGGTAGAAACGAAACGGACAACTGCATTCCATGTAACAGATGTTGATAATCTTCCAAAATTAGTAAGTATGGAAGGACAGAGTAAATCTATTTCCGCATTTAACAAAGTAACTACGAGTACGGATTCAGGTCCTGCCACAGGTGCTGGAATGTGGACGAAGGGTGGAGTTTTGGTTCTACTTTCTGGTATAGTTTTAGCAGAAAGTGTTGAAGATTTATGGACAAAACCAGATGAAGGTGGTAGAAGATGGGTTGCTCCTGGCAATGCTTTTTATAAAGAATTTAGTGAAGAAATCAAAACCATAGATTCTACTCCTCAATTAAAACCGCTCAAAGAAAAATGGGAAAAATTCACATCCTCATACAATGATATTCATAAAAATCAACCTGATTTGACAAAGGAAGAAAAGGCATACTTTATCAAAACCTACATAGATACTGCGTATAAGTTAATGTTGAAAAATAAAGAATCCTTTCAAAATAAATATATCAATTCTACTTACCTAGGTTCAAGAGCAAATTGGAATGAGATAGTTTTAAGTAAAATTAAAGTAGAAAAGATTGGGGTAATTGAAGATAGTTATGGTATAGGTTTAGCTGCTAAAAGTGCCCTAACTTCGAATAAAGGACTAATTGATAAATTGACATCCAAATACCAAAATGTTGAAGTAATCAAATCCAAAGATATTCCCGCATTTTTGAAGAAATATGGAGTAAAATTAGTAAATTAAAATCACAAAATAGGTTATGAAATTATTATTAGGAGATTGTTTAGATAAACTAAAAGAGTTAGACGATAATTCTATTGACTCAATCGTAACAGACCCACCTTACGGACTTTCCTTTATGGGTAAAGATTGGGATAAAGTAAAGGCAACTAGAGAAACCCAATCACAAGTAGTTAAAGGTTTAGGAGCTGGTATGAAAATGACCACCCTTGCCGATAACATTGAGTTTGAGAAATGGGTGACCGAATGGTCTATAGAATGTATGAGAGTTCTAAAACCAGGTGGGTATATGTTAGCCTTTGGTGGAAGTAGAATGTATCACCGATTAGCAAGTGGAGTGGAAAATGCTGGGTTTGAGATTAGAGACCAAATGATGTGGATATATGGTTCCGGATTTCCTAAATCAAGAGATATTGGTAAAGATATTGAAAAGATTAAAGTTGGTGGTATAAAAAACTTAAAACAGATTGGTACAAAACAAGGAATTAAAGTAGAAACTGGTACAAGTGGTTATTCATACTCAAAAGAATATGTTCCTGGTAAATCTATGGGTGGAAAACAAATATCTGGTGATATACCTGTATATGAAATAACAAACGAATGGGGAGGTTGGGGAACTGCTCTTAAACCCGCACATGAACCTATTGTAATGGCAAGAAAACCATTGAGTGAAAAAACGGTAGGCAATAATGTATTAGAGTGGGGCACTGGTGGAATAAATATAGATGATAGTAGAATACCTACTAATGATAATCTTGGTGGTGGTGCAACAAATGGTTCAGTATTGGATATTGAAGGATTTGATAGACCATGGATGCACGATGAAGAGAAGATGAAAGGGTTTGGTGAGAAAATGAAACAAAAAGTAGAACACTCTCAAACTCTTGGCAGATTTCCTGCAAACATAATCTTTGATGAGGAAGCGGGTAAGATATTAGATGAGCAATATGAAGGAGTATCTCGTTTCTTCTATTGTCCCAAAACTTCTAAAGGTGACAGAAACGAAGGAAACATACACCCAACCGTCAAACCAACCGATTTGATGTTATATCTAATCCGTTTAGTGACACCGAAAGGTGGAACAACTCTTGACCCCTTTATGGGTAGTGGTTCTACTGGAAAAGCTGCAATTAGAGGTGGTTTTGACTTCGTTGGTATTGAAAGAGAAAAAGAATATATGGAGATTGCTGAAAATAGAATAAACTATGAAATTAGTAATCCATATAAGGAAGAAAGTGATAAAAAAGTAGAAGTAAAAGCAGAAGTAGTAGATAAATTAAATCAGTTTTTTAGATGAAATTAGGAATAGTAGGACAAGGGTTCGTAGGTAACGCAGTTTACCAGAAGTTCAAAAAGTATTATGAAGTGAGTACATTCGATTTGGATTCGAGTAAAGCGAATTCCACATTTGAATCCGTAGCTGAATCCGATTATGTATTCGTTTGCTTACCAAC